GTTATGATTGAGACAAAGGGTGGTGGTTATACACCTGCTTTGATCACAATGAAATCAACTCAATTAAATGTCAGTAAAAAATGGAATTCTATGATGAAAACCATACAAATTGCTGATGGTAAAGGGGGATTTGCTATACCTCCTATGCACGGAGTTGTTTATAATCTAGCATCTACCTTACAAAAGAACGATAAAGGTTCTTGGTATGGCTGGGTTGTAACGCAGGACAGAATTTTAGGACAAGCAGATAAGACTTTGTATTTGAGTGCAAAGGATTTTTCTGGAAATGTATCTAAAGGGACCGTTCAAACAAAAGCTGATGTAGAAGAGAAAGTTAAGGATTCAACTCCTTACTAATAAAAATGAGGGGGATTGTAAAATCCCCCTTTACAAAGAAATAAGAAGTGATAATGAATAAATTCAAAAATATATTTAACGGATTAACTATAGCATATGGACAATATCAACCCGGTGAACGCGGTCAAAACGGAAAACAAAAAGGCAAAGCTTTTATTGTACGTGGTGCCGTCACAGACGAACTCTGGAAAAACCATCTTAAAGGAGAAGGAGCAGCACTCGGAATTATCCCTATCACAGAAAATAATGATTGTCGCTGGGGGTGTATTGATATTGACGAGTATAATTTCGATCACACTAGCCTCATTCAAAGCATACGAACTTCTAATCTCCCCTTAATTGTTTGCCGTTCTAAATCAGGCGGCGCTCACGTATTTTTATTTACTAAAGAAAACATTCCTGCATCATTGATGCAATCAAAATTAAAAGAGATGGCCATCATATTAGGTTATGAAGGTTCAGAAATATTTCCTAAACAAACAGAAATTCTAGTGGATCGTGGGGACACTGGAAACTTTTTAAACTTGCCCTACTACAATGATATGAAAGGACTACGTTATGCGATCAACGATAATGGCTCCGGTTGTACACTTGAAGAATTTTATCAGCTCTATGATAAGTTTTCTTTGCGAAAAGATCAGGTGGAACAAATTAAAACGGAAAAGAAAAAAATAGAAGAAGCATTTCCTGGAGGACCTCCTTGTCTAAACAAGTTGGCATCAACTGGTTTTGGTGAGGGGTCTAGGAATAATGCATTATTTAATATAGCTGTTTACTACAAACAATCTAATCCTGATACTTGGGAAGATGAGATTGTAAAAGCTAATCAAAAATTTATGGAACCACCATTAAGTAATAGTGAGGTTCAACAATTAATTAAATCTGTAAATAGAAAAGGTTACGATAAATATAGATGTAAAGATGCGCCTATCAATGCAGTATGTCAATCAGGTTTATGTAGAACAAAAAGATTTGGTGTAGGCTTTGGTGAAGAAGAGATGCCTGTCCTTGGAAGTTTAACTAAGTATTCATCTAATCCGCCACAATGGTTTTTAAGTGTGGATAAAAAAAGAATCGAATTAAAATCAGAACAACTTTATAGTCCACCATTATTTGCTTTGGCTTGTTTAGATCAGGCAAATTTAATTGTACCCGTACCTAAACCAAAAGATTGGAAGCAACATTTTTTAAAACCAATGATGCAAGATTTACAAGAAGTAGAACCTTTAGAATCTTTACATCCAGAAAATGAAATTACAGGATTACTACAAGATTGGACGACTAACAGACAGTCGGCTAGAACGATTGATGATGTATTTAATAAGCTGCCATACACAGATGATAAAAAAGAATTTACTTATTTTAGAATGGAAGACTTTTATAATTTTTGTAAAAGGAATCATTGGGAAATGGATAAAACTAAAACAGGTAACCTGATAAAAAGATTAGAAAATTTTGTTGGAGAAGAGAGAGTAAGAATAAAAAAACAACAACCAAGATTAGTAAAAATTAAAACAATGAAACAAACGGAAGCGTCAGTATCTAAAACACCATATGAGATAGAAAACTTTTAATGATAGGAGTGAATTGGCACTTACGATTTCGTTTAAAGATAGAAGAACTACAAAAAGAAAATGAAGAACTTAAACTTAAAAAAAAAATACTTGAACGTAAAGTAAAAAAATATGAAAACAATAATACTAGGACCACCGGGAACAGGCAAGACAACAACGTTGTTGAATCTGGTGGATCAGTTTATACAGCAAGGAATAAGACCTAAACAAATAGGTTATTTTTCTTTTACAAAGAAAGCTGCAACAGAAGCAGCAACTAGAGCTGCGGAAAAATTTAACTTAGATGTAGAAGATGATCTAACTTATTTTAGAACTCTGCATTCTTATGCTTTTAATCAATTAGGTATGACTAGAGAGAAGATGATGGGTAGCGAAGACTACAAAGAGTTTGGTGAAAAATGTGGTATTCCAATTAAAGTTGCAAAATTTTCTGATGGGGATGGTACATTTAATTGTGATAATGAATATCTTACAATAATAAATACAGCAGCTGTTAAGCGAATGGACCTATTAGAATATTATGATTCAAGAAAAAATATATTAGACATAGAAAGAAATACATTATTTTTATTAGCGGAAGAATTAAAAAGATTTAAAAAAGAAAAAGGACTTAAAGACTTTAATGATTTGATTGAAGATTATTTATTAAAAGAAACTACAAATAAGTTTGAAGTATTATTTATAGATGAAGCTCAAGACTTATCTTTATTACAATGGGAAATGGTAAGAAAGATTTGGGCCAAGGCAGGTAAGACTTATATTGCAGGTGATGATGACCAGGCTATCTTTAAATGGGCTGGTGCTGATGTGGATCACTTCATAGCACTTAAAGAAGAAGTAGATGATATACAAACATTAGATCAATCTTATCGTATTCCTGGAGGACCTATACACGAACTATCACAAAAGATAATTAATCAAGTACAAAATAGATTTGACAAAAATTATAAACCTAGAGCTGAAGAAGGAATCTTAAAAAGATATTCTGACATTACACAAGTAGATATGTCTAAAGGTAATTGGTTAGTTTTATCATCAGCAAATCATTTTTTAGATCAGGTCAAAGAAGTATGTGAACTGCGTGGCTGGTACTATCAATACAAAGGACGTAACTCTATACCACTTAAACTTTTGTTGGCATTAAATAATTGGGAAGCTTGGCGTACTAATGCTTCATTAAATTATCTAGAGATAAAAAACATATATGAATATTTAGGATCAAATGTACTAGAAGGATTTAGAAAAGCTAAAACACTTCATACTGATCAAAAATATTTAATGAGAGATTGTAGAGCTGAACACGGATTACTTACTGATAAAGTTTGGTACGATGCCTTTGAAGGTTTAGACAATATCACAGAGAATTACATTCGTAATATGAGGGCGAATGGTGAGATGATAAATAAAAATCCTCGTATTATAATGTCAACAATACACGGAGCAAAAGGAGGAGAAGCCGACAAAGTTTTATTGATGCAAGATATAACTAATGCAGCGCTAGAAACGTTTAGTCACGACCCGGATGAATTACATAGATTATTCTACACAGGTGCGACGCGCGCGAAGCGTGAATTACACGTCTTAGATCCAAAGGATTTTGATCGAGCTTATATACTATGAAAAAAAAATATAAAAAACTTTTCGAATCAGGAGTAATAAATAAAGATGCTAAATTAGGAGATTTAAAATCTTTGTTAAGACAAGTTGGTGGACAACACTACCAAGATTTTGTCATTCAACCAGCAGAGTTTATAAATAAAAACAAGTTGCTTTTCGCGGAGGGGAACGCTATAAAATATATAGTGAGAGCATCTAAAAAGGGTGGGAAAGAGGACCTTCTTAAAGCTAAGCACTATATTGATATGATAATCGAAAGGGATTACGAATGAGAAATACACAAATACCTTTGTTCACTCCAGAAACAGAGTGGGTAATGCCAGAAGAATTAAAAAATCTTAAAGGTGCAAAAGAAATAGCGATAGATTTAGAGACTAATGATCCACATTTAAAAGAGCTAGGCTCTGGTAATGTGACTGGAAAAGGCCATATTGCTGGCGTTGCGGTGGCCGTAGAGGGCTGGTCAGGCTATTTTCCTATCCACCACGAGTCCGGTGGTAATATGGATAAAAATCTAGTGTTAAATTGGCTTAAAGATATTTGTAGCCAGGTAGATACTACCTTTATATTTCACAATGCAATGTACGATATTTGCTGGTTAAGGTCAGCAGGTATAGTCGTTAAAGGTAAAATAGTAGACACAATGATAGCAGCGTCTTTAATAGATGAGAACAGAATGTCTTATGCATTAAATACACTGTCAAAATTTTATGTAGGTATTGGTAAAGATGAAAGCATTTTAAATGCAGCAGCCAAAGAGTATGGCCTAGATCCTAAAAAAGATATGTGGCGATTACCTGCTTTGTTTGTAGGACAATATGCAGAACGTGATGCTGAATCTACACTTAAACTTTGGCAAAGATTAGAAACAGAATTATACAAAGAAGAACTTTGGGATGTATTTAATTTAGAGACAAAACTATTTCCTTGTTTAGTAGATATGAGATTCAAAGGTGTAAGAGTTAATCTTGAAAGAGCAGCTAAAATTAAAAAAAATCTTATGGAAAGAGAAGCTAAAATTGTTAGTAGAATCAAAGACTTAACTAATGTTGATGTAGAAATACACGCAGCTAGATCTATTGCAAAAGCTTTTGATAAACTAAAACTTCCATATGATAGAACAGAAAAAAGTAAAGAACCAAGTTTTACAAAAAACTTTTTACAGAATCATCCACACGAATTACCAAAACTAATTGCTGATGCAAGAGAGATAAACAAAGCACACACTACATTTATAGATTCAATAACTAAACACGCAGTTAAGGGTAGAATACACGCAGACATAAATCAAATAAGATCAGATGCAGGAGGAACTGTAACAGGTAGATTTAGTATGAGTAATCCAAACTTACAACAAATACCTGCAAGACATCCTGAACTTGGTCCTATGATTAGATCTATATTTATTCCAGAAGAAAAAACTAAATGGGGATCGTTTGACTACTCACAACAAGAGCCTAGAATTTTAGTACATTATGCAAAACTACAAAATTTGTCAGGAGTTGATGAAATTGTAGACGCATATAACGCCGGAGACGCTGATTTCCACCAGGTCGTGGCCGACATGGCAGGCATAGAACGTAAGCAAGCAAAAACTATTAACCTTGG